GGATACTGAACGGATGACGGTCCGTTAGTGTCCCACCGCGCCATGAGACGAAGCCGTTCGTCATAGGCGGTCACACCAAAGAGCTCGACGACTTTCGTCGCCAGTTCCCCGATGATGGGCGTGTTTTTGTCCGTCAGGTAGAAGGAGCGGGCCTTCTCCTGAAGCTTCATGGTTGGCGTGATGCCAGACGGAAGATTCACGGTGGTGTGAAACTTGGAGAGCTGCCGCGGAATGTCGCAGCAGGACGATGTGTCTCCGTACCACACATCTGGCCCGTAGATGCGGGCCAGGAAAGTGATGCCGAACTCCCCCCGTTTGACCTGGTCGCACTCCAGCTTGAGACCAAGCTGGGAAGCGGCACGCTCATATGCCTGTGTCGACACAACAGGTGTCATGCCGTCGTCGCCACCGTAGATGCCTAGGGCATCCCACGCCTCCTGAGGCGTGCGCCGGCGTCCGAGGTAAGGCTCGGAGCGTAGGGCGAAGTAGCCGACGAATGCGTTGTCGAAGGTGTTGCTGGATGATGTCTCGGGAGAGCCGGATGCGCGCGACGTGCCGCTTGGGTACGATGTCCCGTGGCGGCCCGTGCCGGTCAAGTTCTGCTGTGAGCGGAGGAGGTCCAAAAGGTCCGGAAGGTAGCACTGTTTAAACGCCCGAGTGAAGACGATAGTCTCTAGGTGTCTCAACAGGTTCGAGATGCGTCCGTCAAAGCGACTGAAATCTGTGTTAACCGCGGTGTCTGCTTCGGCCAAGACGTCGACCACTCTCTGTGAGATTTCGATGGGAGTCTTGCCGAAAGCGTACCACGGGGCTTGTTTCAGTAGGTCGCTGAACGGGTACACGAACTGTGAGAAGTCACGTTTGTCGGGTCCGTTGATAGTGCTGATGTTCCGAGGGTCCTTGCAGTTGGCGTTGGCCTCGCGCTTGCTAAAGCATTTGAACTTGCGGCGTGGCGTCTCGAGCTCGGAGGCTTCGAGGATGCGTCGCTGCGTTGGTCGGCTCTGCTGTTCGTAGACGCGGCTGAGATCGCAGGGATCCAGACTGTGCGCGTCGGG